GTGTTAAGACGCATGATATGTTAATGGAATTAATCAATATAAATAAGCAAGTTCGAACATGGTACAAGGACTTGAAACAAAAGCAATCAACCCTAGTTGAAATGCCTGATTCGTTCAAAAACGCAGGAGTTACTGTTGAGGAGTGGGATGCGCTTGAGGATCAACGAAATATCCTTAGAAATGCTAATAAAAATTATGCCAAGAAAGCCAATGAGGCTGCTAGACAGTTTCAAAAAGCAATGAAGCAGGCAGACCTTGAAAGATTAGCAGAACTAAACAAAGTTGAAATGCTTGTGAAACTTACTGCAATAACAGTAAACGAGTTACCACAGCAAACACAAATTTCATTGCTGATGATAGAAGGTGGGGATGAGCGTAAAAAAGAGACTAAAGCTAGAATTGATAGTTATGTAACTTCATTAATTAATGAATTACGTCAGAATAATACGCTAAGTGCTAACCCTTTCGCGTAAAACTTCCCGGTATTGTACAGGGTGACGACCTATATACTGAAACTGTTAGATTTCATAAATTATATATGGATAACAGACAGAAACTAATGAGAGATCGTTGGTTACCGTCAAAATATATAATTGATACTGAAAGAAAAGCTACCAAGATAAAAATTGATAGAAAGTTACGTTATTTTTATCCTAATGTCGAGATGATGACGAGAAAAGAGAGAAGAAATGCATGGTTGAAAATAAAATCTCCACGCACGGTCACTACCTTTGATCCAATCGTTGAAAATGGGGAGATCAACTTGCAAGAGAAAATTGTAGAGTTTCCTTGGGATGTTGAGATTTCTACGAATAAAGGGAAAAAATTAATACCTGAGTCTATACGATCAAAACTACCTATTAAAACCTCATCTATATGCAAATGGATTGGCCAAACACCTTTCCCTGTTGGTTATCAACCACAGAAATGGCATGATGGTGAAAGTAGATTTTGGGAATTTTTGCAGGATAAAGAATATGGGGAAAAATGGACCGATAAAGTGAATGGTGATATATTAGACATGAAGATGGTCAAAGGTTCTTGGCCAACTAATTGTATTGACATAAAGAAAGCAGCTGAATGTCCTAAAACTGAATTAAACTATAATTTTTTATTGGAGTCTTTGAAAAAAAGATGCCATAAATTGAAATTACCTAGAATTGACTATTGTCCTCAAAAAAATTTCTTATGGTCAACCGAGGTATCACCTGATACTTATCCAGGTATTATGACATCAAGAGTTTTTGGATCAACGAAAAAGCGCGCTTTTGAAGGTGCAGTAATGGTAGCTGAAAAATTGTTTGATATAGCTGGGAAGAAACCAACACAGGATACATCATTATGGGCTATTGGTGGCCGTGAACGTCCACAGAAAATGGTAAAAGATGGTGTAAAAGTTAGATCAAGAGCTGTGTGGATGCCTGAGTTATCATCATCACAACTATCTCAAATCTACTCACGTCCGATACAAAAATATTTGCAAGTTTTGCAAAAAAACATTCCAGATATGGAATTGTTATGTGGTTATAGTTTTTATAATGGTGAGTGGGATCGTTTCTCAAAAAGGTTTAGAAAATATACTAATGTTATGTTTTCAGATTGGTCGCGACATGACCAAACAGTAAAAGAAGAGACAATGGTAATCGCTTTTTCGATACTTAGAGCTTGTTATCCAAAAAGTGATAGGATCGATAATCATTTCCTTTTCATAATGTCTGGTTTTATA